ATCCCCAAATTGCCCGGCGCCTCGGGCTCAACGCGCGTTGCACAGATGCGCACAGGCCCGACCATGAAGAAAAGTTACAGCGATCAGATTGCTCAGTGGGAAGCGACGTTGGCCGCCAAGACCGTGCGGATGGATGAAATCCTGACGAAGTCTGGCGAGTCTGGCCAGACCCTCGACGAGGCGGAGCAGGAAGAGCACGATACCCTCGCGGATGAAGTCAAGAAGATCGATGCCCAGTTGGTGCGGCTCCGTGCCGCCGAGGCGCGCGAGAAGGAAGCGGCCGTCGAGGTGAAGGGCCAGACCACGACCGAGGCCAGCACAGCCCGTCAGACGCCGTCGCGCATCCAGGTCACGCGCGAACTCCCGAAGGGGATCCTGTTCGCCCGTTACGCGATGTGCATCGGGGCCTCGCAGGGCATCGCGGGAGAAGCGATCCGGCTGGCGAAGCAGTTCTATCCGGACGATCCCGGCGTGTTCCAGTTGATCGAGAAGACGGCCGTGGCCGGCGCCTCCACCACGGGCTCGCACTACATCGATGATATGGTCCCCTATAGCGTCATGAACGACTTCATCGAGTACCTGCGGCCGGGTTCGATCGTTGGGAAGTTCGGCGGGCCGAATCCCGGCGGCGGGCCGAATTACCCGAGCCTCAACCGCGTCGGGTTCAACGAGCGCGTGTCTGGGATGTCCACGGGGTTCTCGGCGGCGTGGGTGGGTGAGGGGTTGCCGGCACTGCCGTCGGCGGCCGTGACCTACAACGCGGCACTGCTCTTCCACAAGCTGGCGGCACTCGCCGTGCTGACCAAGGAAGCGATTCGGTTCTCGAATCCGGCCGCGGAAGGTCGCGTGCGTGACGAGCTCGGGCGGGCGGTCAACGCCAAGATGGACTTGGACTTCGTGGATCCCGCGAAGGCGGCGGTGGGCGCGACGTCGCCCGCGTCGATCACCAACGGGATCGTGGCCACGACGCCGACCGGGACCACGGCGGCCAAATTCCGCACGGACCTCGCCACGATGATCGGGCTGTTCGCGACGGCGAATCTCGACCCGGTGGACATCGTGCTGATCATGTCCGCGAACATGGCGCTCCAGTTGTCGATGATGGTGAACACGCTCGGGAACAACGAGTTCCCAGACATCACGATGAAGGGCGGCATGATCCGCGGCTTCCCGGTGATTGTGTCCGAGCATCTGACGGCGGTTGGCTCGCCGTCCACGCAGACGATCATCGCCGTCAAGGCGTCGGACATCTACCTGGCCGATGACGGGGTGGTCACGGTGGAAGCCAGCGATCAGGCATCGCTGGAAATGCAGGACACGTCGTCACAGAGTGGCATCACGGGCACGGGCGCCTCGTTGGTGTCGCTGTGGCAGAACGGCCTCGTGGGCCTGAAGGCCACGCGTGAAGTGACCTGGAAACTGCGTCGGTCCACGGCGGTGCGCTACATCTCGCCGGCGGCCTACGTCGCGTCGTAATCCGAGGAGGGCTGCTGGCGACGGCTGGCAGCCCTCGTCGTTCGGAGGCTGGATGCAATACCTCGTGCTGAAAGAACTCCCGCAAGGGCAACAACCCGGCGAGACGATCGAGCTGTCCGAAGATGTCGCGGCCGTCTTCATGCTCGACGGCGTGAATGCCGTGCGGCCGGTGGTGGACGATCCGCCCGTCCCATCCAAACGCCACTATCAGCGACGCGATCTACAAGCCGTCGAGGACTGAGCCCCGATGCGCATCGGGCCGTTCGTCATCACACTGCGTCGGAAAGCGGCCCAGCAAGACCTGATCACGCACTGGCCGTCGTCCGGGGGGACTGGCTGGTTTGCGTCGATTCGGGAAGGCTTCTCGGGCGCTTGGCAACGCGGCGTGGTCACGCCGGTTGAAGATGCCTTGTCGCATCCGACGTTCTGGGCCTGCGTCACGTTGATTGCCGGAGACGTGGCGAAGTGTCGCCCGAAACTCGTCTCGGAAGATGACGACGGCATCTCCACGGAGGTGGAGAATCCGGCCTACTCGCCGGTCATTCGGCGCCCGAATCACTACCAGAACCGCATCCAGTTTTACATGTATTGGATTCTCTCGAAGTTGTGTCGGGGGAATGCCTACGCACTGAAAGAACGCGATGCCCGAGGGGTGGTGACGGCGCTCTATCTGCTCGATCCGTCGCGCGTGCGGCCGATGATATCGCCGAGTGGCGACGTGTTCTATTCGCTGGGTCAAGATGTGCTATCGGGGGTGGACGAAGCGTCCGTGGTCGTGCCGGCGCGCGAGATCATTCACGACGTCATGTATGCGCCGTATCACCCGCTGTGCGGGCTGGGGCCGATCTATGCGGGCGGAATGGCGGCGATGCAGGCGTTGCAACTCGTGAACAATTCGACGCGGATGGCCAAGCACGGATTTAATCTCGGCGGGTTGCTGTTGGCGCCGGGGAAGATCAGCGCAGAGACCGCGGCGAAACTCGAACAGTATTGGAACGAGAACTACGCGGGCGCGCAGAACGCGGGCAAAGTGGCGGTTCTCGGCGATGACCTGAAGTTCGACAAGCCGGCGCTGATGACGGCGGTCGATGCCGAGGTGATCGATCTCCTGAAGTGGGACGACGAGAAAATGTGCGCGGTATGCCATGTCCCGTCGTATATGGTCGGCGTCGGGCCGCTGCCGTCCTACAACAACGTCGAGGCGCTCGGCCAGCAATATTACGGGCAGTGCCTGCAGTTGCTCTTTGAATCGCTCGAGTTGTGCCTCACGGAAGGACTGGAGCTCAAGGAACCGCTCGCGATCGAGTTCGATGTGGCTGCGCTCGATCGGATGGACTCGGTGCAGCGGATGGACGTGGCGACGAAGGGCGTGATTGGCGGCATCCTCAAGCCGAACGAAGGCCGCGCGCGGTTCAACTTGAAGCCTGTGACGGGCGGCGACACCGTGTTCCTACAGCGGCAGAACTGGCCCATCGATTTGCTCGGGTCGGACGTGACGGCGATGGCGCCTGTGGCGCCGTCGGTGCCGCCCGCGTTGCCGGCGGCGGATGACGACGAGCCGATGCCGGCGAAGGACGTGGGGGTGCTGTTGAAAGCGATGACCGCGCGTAAGGCGCAGGAAGCGGGCATCCGTGCGGCTTGATCTCGATCTCGACATGCTCAGCGACCTGATCGTGCAGACGACCAAGGACGCGATGCAGTCGTCGGTGGCGCGGATCCATACACTCGAAGCGCGCATCGTGACCTTAGAAGCCGAGGTGATCGCGGCACAGGCGCGGACTGGACCGGCCGGGCGGGATGGCGTGGACGGCAAAGACGTCGACGTGGACGCGTTGCAGGGCGTGGTGGAGTCATGCGTTGCAACGGCGCTGGCGGCGCGGCCAGTCCCGAAGGACGGCGCACCAGGCATCGACGGGGCGCCCGGCCTCGCGGGGCGTGACGGGGTCGATGGGAAGGACGGCGCCCCAGGTCGTGACGGCACGGACGGGATCGCAGGGCGCGACGGGATTGACGGGAAAGATGGCGCAGTCGGTATTCCAGGTGAGCGCGGCGCGCAAGGTGTCCCAGGGGCTGCTGGCGAACGCGGCGCGGATGGTCCAGCGGGCGCGCCTGGGCCGATGGGGGAGAAGGGCGAACCCGGTATGGTGGGTGAGCGCGGCCTGCCAGGCGAGAAGGGCCTAGACGGCGCCGCGGGTCGTGACGGCCGCGATGGGCAGGCTGGCGCAGCCGGGCCGATGGGCGAGAAGGGCTTAGATGGTGCCGCTGGCCTGAACGGTCAGGACGGCGCGAACGGCCGCGACGGCACGCTCGAAGGACTGGAATTTAAGCAGTTCTCGGATCGGGAGGGCGCCTTCGTTCGTGCGGACGGGTCTCAGGTCGGGGCCGTGAAACTGGCTGGCTTTGTCGACCGCGGCGTATATCGCGACTCCGAGAAGTATGCGCGCGGGGATGTCGTCAGTTTCGGTCACCTTTACATGGCGCAGAGAGACGTGCAAGGCGAAAAGCCTCTCGATGGCAATCCACACGATGGGCAGGCGTGGCGGCTCGTCGTCAAGCGTGGCCGTGACGGCAAAGAAGGCAAGCCAGGCCAACCCGGCGAACGTGGTCCAAAGGGCGACAAGGGCGATCAGGGGATGAACTACCGATGACTATCGATGAAGCGGCGGCGATCGTCGCGGACATTCCGGAAGTCAAGGCGATCGAAGTCGTCAGTCTGAAGCCGGGAGATGTGGTCGTCCTTTCTTACGACGGCCCAATCTCCTCGGAAATGTGCGAACGACTCAAGTCGATGGTTTGGAAGGTTTGGCCCGATCATCAGGTGATCGTGTTGACCGATGGACTTGAGATGCGGATCGTGCGAGACCACGAGGCATGAGCATGGTCCATCGCATCTGGTCCGGCGAGACCGTCGCGATCTTCGCGGGCGGGCCGAGTCTGACGCAGGCCGACGTCGACGCGTGTCGTGCGGCCGGGTGCCGGATGCTCGCGATCAAGGACGCGATCCGGATGGCCCCAGATGCCGACGTGCTCTATTCCGGCGAGGTGCGCTGGTGGCGGCACTACGGCGACGGCTTGTCATTCACCGGGCTGCGGTATGGGATTGAATCGGCGTCACCGGGGCCGGCGGTGGCCGTGGGGCTCGGGCCGTGGGGCGTGACGTTCCTGCGGAATACCGGGCCGCTCGGACTGGAGACGGATCCGACCGGCCTGCGCACGGGGAAAAATTCAGGCTACCAAGCCGTGAATCTGGCCGTGCATCTCGGAGCGCGGCGGATTGTGTTACTGGGATACGACATGAAGCCGGTCAACGGGCAGGATCATTGGTTCGGCCCGCAGCCCTACGTCCACGCGCCGATACCCTACGCGGCGTTTCACGAATGCTTCGCGACGATTGTGGAGCCATTGCAGGCGCTCGGGGTCGAGGTCATAAACGCCTCGCCAGGCTCGTCCCTGACGGCCTTTCCGCGGGTGACGTTGGCGCAGGCGTTGGAGTTGGTGCCCGCATGACACCGCTCCCCATCTTCATCGGCTACGACGAGCGCGAGCCGGAAGCCTTTGCCGTGTTGAGCCATTCGATTCTGCGGCGGGCGTCGCGACCGGTGGCGATTGTGCCGGTGACGCGGCGATCACTGGCGCGCATTCACACGCGCGAGCGCGGGCCGCTCGAATCGACGGACTTCGCCTTTACGCGGTTTCTCGTGCCGGCGCTGTCCGGGTATCTCGGGCATGCGATCTTCATGGATTGCGACATGCTCTGTCTGACGGATATCGGGGATGTGATGTTGCCTGTGATGGCCGACCCAGGGAAGGCCGTCTACGTTTGCCAGCACGACTACGTGCCGAAAGCCTCGACGAAGTTTGACGGGCACATCCAGACGAAATACCCGCGCAAGAACTGGTCCTCGTTCATGGTGTTCGATTGCGCGCGGTGTCAGGCGTTGACGCCGTATTACGTGGAGACGGCGACGGGCTTGGAACTTCATCGGTTTCAGTGGACCACCGACGATCGCATCGGGTCGCTGCCGCTCGAGTGGAACTGGTTGGTTGGCGAATACGAGCCGAACGTGCAAGCCAAGAATCTGCACTTCACGTTGGGCGGGCCGTGGCACGGGTCTCAGTATGCCTGTGGCTCAGCGGCGGACGACTGGATGCTGGAACGTGACGTGATGCGGAGTTGTTCCGTGCAGGTGGCCGTATGAGCGTGGCCGTGGCGGCGCCGGCTGTCGTGGAACTCTTGCACGTCCAGCCGGAAACGCCGCGGACGGCGGAGGTGCTGGGCGCGCTCGCCGATGCGGCCGGGGCGGTGGGGCTGACGGTCCATCCGACGCAAGAGTATCGCGGTCATGGAGACTGGCTGCTGGTCTGGGGGCCGGGGGAACCGTCACGGGCGAAGGCGATCCGGCGACATGTGGCGGCCGGCGGACGGGCCATTGCGCTCGACCTCGCCTACTGGCATCGGGATCGGAAGTTCCGCGTGTCGATTGATGCGCCCCATCCGCAGGCGTGGGTGATGACCCGGGACTGGCCGGTGACCCGGCTCCAGCAGGAACCACGGCCGGTCGTGACGAATCGCTGGAATCCGAAGGGGCCGGTGATGGTCGCCGGCATCGGGCGGAAGGCGTCGATCCAATACGGACAGGCGGTGTTGGACTGGGAAGCCGCGATGATTCGCGCGTGTGCGCCGCGGGCGGTGCGCTATCGCCCGAAGCAGGCGGGCGCCCCGATGCCAGCGGGGGTCAAGACAGTGGTAGCCGGTGGGTCGATTGATGATGTGCTGGCGGGGGCATCGTTGCTCATCACCTGGCATTCCAATGTGGCGGTCGATGCGATCCGGATGGGGATTCCCGTCGTGTGTCGCGACGGGGCGGCGGCGGCGGTCTGTCCATCGGAGTTGCCCGCGGATCCGCAGCCGTTGCCGACCGCGACTCGCGATCGATTCCTCGCGAACCTCAGTTGGTTCCAATGGGATCCGCGCGAGGCGGCCGACTGTTGGCGGTTTCTCGTGGAGTTACTCGCGTGAGCCGGACGGTGCGCTACGTGGCGCCGTTTCGGCCGATGCCGGCGGAGTATGACCATCACAAAGCGCTGATGGATTTCGACTGGCACGGGGCCATCCGGATGATGTCCGACAGTGTCGCTCGGTCGTGTGGGCAATCAGTGCAGGTGCTGACGGATGTCGATACCGACTTACCGTTCGACTGCCTGAAATATGTGACGACGCACCGGCGGTTAATGCTCTGGTATCTGGAGATTGCTGCGGTCTATCTCGCATCGGACGATTTCGACCGGGACACGATTGCGCTCGATTCGGATCAACTCGTGTTCGGCGACCTCGCGCGCTGGTTCGCTCCGTTGATGGACTTGGGGATTCTGGCGCGGCCACTGCCGCCGAAGGATCCGGAGGGGTTCACTATTTTGAATGGAGTGCAATTATGGTCGCATCGAGCCAAGCCGGCGCTCGCGGCGTTCTATCGCCAGGCGCTGGCGCTGGCCGAGACGTTGCCCGAGGACGTGATCGCGTGGGGCGCGGATACCGTCGCGCTCCAGATGCTCTTGGATCCCGTCGTCGATTATCTGGGGGCCATCGTGCCGCGGGCAGGGTTGCGCGTGCGCCTGCTGGCAGCGGATGACGTGCTCGAGCGGCTGTCGTCGACACAGATTCGCCATCTGCAGTCGGGCGAGCGAATCACGCGCACGCGCGACGTGCTCGACTTCCGGAACATGCGGAAGCGGTTCATGAAGGAGTTCTACGCGGCCACGTTCGCCGCGGATCGGGTGGTTGCATGATCGCCGAGCGTCCGACGGTGACGGGGATTGCCTGGCCGCGCTGTCTAGAGTCCTACGGGGCGCCTGATACGTATCGGCTAGCGGCCGAGTGGCTCAAGGACTGTCCCACGGTATCCGATTGGGGCGGGGCCACGGGCCACTTCCGGACGTATCTGCCGCCCACGGTGGCCTACACGCTGGTCGATGGCACGCTCCAGACCTCCGATCAGGTGCTGGCGAATCTCGCGACCTACACCGAACCGAGCGACGGCATCCTCCTGCGCCATGTGCTCGACAACACGCACGACTGGGTGCCGATTCTGCGGAATGCGCTGCGCGCGTTCCGACATCGCCTCGTTATTGTGACGTTCGTTCCAGATGGCCCGGTGATGACGCGGATTGACCATCGCAATGGTTGGCCCTACTGGCAGTTCAACCCGGCGGATTTGCGCGCGTTGATGGTGCCGTATCTGGTGCGAGACGAGGCGGTCACGACCACGCATCCTGAGCGGATTTACTATTTGGAGCGCCCGTGAAAGTTGTCAGTCCCTATCGCCCGTTCGTGCCAGAGAGCGGCTCGCATCAAGAACTCGGCCCGTTCGATTGGGTGGGCGCGCTGGAGATGTTGCGGGCGAGTGTGCGCGCGTCGTGCGAGTGCGAGACCTACGCGCTGACCGACGTCGATACGACGTTACCGGGACCGACGTATCACTACGTGACGCAGGAACGGCGGTTGATGATCTGGCTGCTCGAAGTGGCGCTCTGTTATCTGTGCTCCGATGATTTCGACGACGACACGATCCTGATGTCGCCGGATGCGCTCGTGGTCCGTGACCTGCGCGACTGGTTTCGCGCGGACCTCGGGGTGATGGTGCGGACGGGCAAGAAGTATGTCGACAAGCCACTCCTGAACGGCGTGCAAGTCTGGCGGGTGGCCGCGAAGGATCGGCTCATCGCGTTTTACACGCAGGCGCTCGCGATGGCGCGGCTCTGTGTGCCGGCGCTTATTCGCTGGGGCGCCGATACGGCGCCGCTGGTGGACCTGCTCGCGCCCGTGGTGTCGGGGCTCTCGCAGCGGGCGGGCCTGTCAGTCTTCGGCTTTGAGGCTATCGGCGCCTTTCGCGCGGTGACGCCGGCTGACCTGACCCATCCGCGGCAGCGGCCCGCTGTGGCGATTTGGGACTTCAAAGGGCCGCGGCGGAAGCGTGAGATGGCAGCCTTTTATCGCAGTCTGGGAATCGGCGAGGCGGTCCCATGCTGACGGTCTACACCGTGGCCATCGGCGAGACGGATGCGGTGCAAGCGCCGGAGTGGGTGGATCCGACCGTGCGCTATCTCTGTTTCAGTGACCGCCCGTGTCCGGCGCCCTACCAGTGGATCGAAGTGCCGACGGCGGCGGATGGCACGCCCGAGTCTCGCCGTTACAAGGTGCTGGCCGACCATCCCGCGCTCGACCTGACCGACCTGACGCTGTATCACGATGCGTCGTATCGGCTGACGGGCGATCTGTGCTGGGTGCGGGACGGCTTCTCGCGCGGCGCGGATCTGGTCGCGATGCGGCACCCGAGCCGCACCCGGATTGAGGATGAAGCCGCGCGCATCGCGCGCTACGGCTACGTGACCATCGCGGAAGGGCAGCGGCTCGTGGCGGAGTATCGCACGGCCGGCTACGACGACGAGGTGATCACCTCGGCCGGGCTGTTTGCGCGGCGGCAGTCGTCGGCGATGTGGCGGTTCAACCGGATCTGGTGGGCGGAAGTGCAGCGGTGGCGATTCCGCGATCAGGCGAGTCTGGGCTATGCGGCGTGGCGGGCGCAGCTCTCCACCGAGCACCTGCCGGGCACCATCAGAGACAACCCGTATGCGGTCTGGCGCGAGCCAGTTGGGGTGCTCGCATGAGCGAAGACACGCGCGATGTAGTGGTCACCCTCGCGGCGCAGTTGCGCTGTGTGGTGATGTTGTTGCGCCAAGCCACTCGCGATCGGCATCCGGCGTCATATCGCGAGCAGATCGAAGCTGTGTGTAAGACCTCCGATGAATTGGCTACGCGAAGTGTGGAGTTTATCGACGAGGTGTCGGCATGAGGATGGAACGCGGCTGGGCGTATCCCGATGCCGACCACTTCATGGCGGCCGAGATGCACGACGACGGGTCGTATCAGGGGAGTCATTTGGCGATGGCCCTGGCGCACGTCACGGATTGGTCCTGCGCGGTCGACGGCGGCGCGCATGTCGGGACGTGGTCTCGGCCGATGGCTGCGAAGTTCGCGCGAGTGCTGGCCATCGAACCGAGTCCGGATACGTGTGAGGCGCTCACGGAGAATATGCGGCTCTTCGATTGCGCCAACGTGGAGATTCACAACGTGGCGCTGGGCGCCGAGTCTGGCCGCGTGACGATGGCGCTCGACGCGCGGGCGGCGGAGCTCCAGAACACGGGCGGGCGCTACGTGCAAGAGGCGGTCAACGGCTCGGTGTCGATTCCGCGGATTACGCTGGATAGCCTGGAACTGCCGACGTGTGGGTTCCTCAAGTTGGACATCGAAGGCTCGGAGCCGCTCGCGTTGCTGGGCGCGCGGAAGACCTTGAAGCGGTGCCGCCCGATCGTCCTTTTCGAAAACAAGAAATTCTGGCGGCGGTATGGGTTGCCGGACGAGGCCCCTCAGGACGTCCTGCTGCGCGCGAGGTATCGGCCGTTGGAACGGGCCGGCTGCGATCTGATTTGGGGGCCGGCGTGAATATCCTGGTTCTCGGCCACAGCGCGAAGCCCGGATCCTGGGACATCCGCGGGAAGCAGCTCGGGGCCGCGCTGGGCGCGCGGGTGACTTCGACGCCGTCACCGGATGATTGGCGCTGGGCGGACCTGTGCATTGTGGTCAAGCGGTCTGAGCCGCGGTTTGGGCCGGATGCGCGGGCGGCCGGCGTGCCGATTGTGTGGGACGCGCTCGACTGCTGGCGACAGCCGGCGGAGAACGGCTTGGACGAAGTGGCCGCCCGTCAGACACTCGCGGCGCACCTGCGCGTGATTCGACCGGCGCTGACCATTGGCGCGACACAGGCGCAGGCGGACGCGGCCTGCGGGGTCTACCTGCCGCATCACAGCCGGCCGGGACTGGAGCCTGCGCCCGCACGGGAGCGGGTCGAGGTCGTGGCCTACGAAGGGAATGCGGCCTATCTGGGCCGGTGGCTGGAAACCGTGTCGCTGGCCTGTGCGAAGCGCGGCTGGCGGTTCGTGGTCAACCCGCCGGATCTGCGAGAGGCAGACATCCTCGTCGCGCTGCGTGACGGGCCGTGGGACGGCTGGATGTGCCGGGAGTGGAAGAGCGGCGTGAAACTGGTCAACGCCATCGCAGCCGGCCGGCCGGTGATTACGCAGCACTCGGCAGCCGTGCGGGAGATTCAGCCGCCGGGGTCGGTGATTGAGACGGCGGCCGACCTTGAGCAGGCGCTCGATTCGTGGGCACCCCTTGACTGGCGGGCGCAGGCCGTTGCCGACGGTCGAGACCTCGCGCCACGGTATCGGCTGGACCGGATCGCGGAGGACTACCGGCGGATCGTGGCTCAGGTGGGGTCGATATGCGCCGCGTAATCGAACTGGTCGACACGCTCATCACGCCCTCGGTGGAGCCACCGGTGACGGTGGACTACGCCAAGCGGCATCTGCGCTCGCTCTCGAATCGGGAAGACGATCTCATTCTTGGGTGGATTCTCACCGCGGCGGAAGCGCTCGAGCGCGAGACCGGCCGGCAACTCATCACGGCCACGCGGGAACTCTGGCTGGACCGGTTCCCCGATTACGCCACGGCGCCGTGGACGACGGACGGCAGCATCACCGGCACGCGGATTGTGCTCCCGCATCCGCCGCTCTTGGACGTGGTGAGCGTGCTCTATGTGAGCGCGGATGGCACGCTGGTGCCGTTCAGCGATGGGGCCTCGCCGGAGACGCTCTCGTATCAGGTGAAGGCGCCCGCGGGGCCATTTGCGGAGCGCGGCTGGATTGAGCCGGTGTACGGCGCGGCCTGGCCGATCGCGCGGGCGGAATCCGGCGCGGTGCGGATCCAGTATCGCTGCGGCTACGGCTCGACGGCCGACGATATTCCGAATGTCGCGCGGCAGTTGATCTGCTGGGCGGTGGCGTGCTTCGACCAGAACCGAGGGCCCGGCGAGAAACTCTACGACGACATGCCGGCGGGGGTCAGCATGATGTTCGACGAGTTCAAGTACTCGGCGTTTCCGGGTGGGCCGCTGCGATGAACTTGGGCGCCATGCGGAATCTGGTCACGGTGGAGAACCCGACGACGGTCTCGGACGGGATCGGGGGATTCACGCAGACGTGGGCGGCAGCCCGGCCATCGGAATGGTGGGCGGCGATTGACCGGGCCGGCGTCCGAGCGGCTGAGCGGCTCTTCGCGGGCACGGTGCTGACCCATGCGTCCTACGTGCTGCGGGGCCGGTTCCACGAAGAGATTTCGACGGAGACGCGGGTGTCCTGGGAGGATCGGGCGGGCGTGACGCATACCGCGAATGTGCTGGACGTGACCGACCCGGAAGGGGCCGGCGTCGAGACGGTGATTCTCGTCTCGGAGTTGGAGACATGAGTGCCAGCTTGACCATCCAGGGATTGGAAGAGTTGCGCGCGGCGCTGCGCCGGTTGCCGGAGGAACTGGCCGGCGAAGCCGCGAATCTGATCGAGGCGCGCGGGAATGGGGCGGTCGCCACGATCAAGGCGGGGTATCCCAAGCGGTCCGGCGAACTGCGCGACAAATTGGCCGTCACGCATACGCGCTCGCGGGTCGGCGCGCGGTCGGTCATCCGGAACACGTCGAAACACGCCCTGCCGTTTGACGTGGGGACGCAGGCCGCCCGGCAGACCCGTGGCGGCGCGAATCGAGGATCAGCGCCCGCGAATCCGATTTTCTCGCAGACAATCCGGCGCGAACGGCGGGGCCTGCAAGATGATTTGCGGGATCTGCTCGTGCGGCACGGGCTTCTGGTGACCGATGCCTAACTCTGGCGCGATTGACGCGGCGCTGACGGCGGTGCTCCTCAACGATGCGACGTTGACGGCCTTGCTGCCCGACGGCGTGTATTTCGATGAGGCGAAGCAAGGGGCGACCCGGTTTGTGATTGTGTCCCTCGTGGATGAATTCGATGAAGCGGTCTACGGCACAGGGCGCGCGATTGAAGATGCGCTGTATCTCGTGAAAGCCGTGGTGCAATCGACGACTGGCACGAATGCGGATACCGCCGCGGCGCGGATCGATGTGCTGCTCGACGATCAACCGCTGACGGTCTCGGGGTATACGCACATGGCGACGTTTCGCGAGGAGCGCGTGCGCCTGAATGAAGTGGACGACGTCAATCCGGCGATTCGGTGGCAGCATCGCGGCGGTCGATACAGAATCCAGTGCAGCATCTAGGGCGTAGACAACTCGGTAAACCAACAGAGAGGGCGTGAGTTATGGCGATCAAAAGTGGCAGGTACGGCACGGTCAAATGGGATCCCGTTCCGGCGAGTCCGCAGGTGCCGGTGCTGATCATCTCGATCAACGCGTGGACACTGAGCCTCAAGACCGACTACGAGGATGTCTCGTGCTTCGGGGACACCAACAAGGTCTACGTGCCCGGCCTGCGCGACATTAGCGGCACGGTCGGCGGGTTCTGGAACTCGTCCAGTTTAGTCTTGGTGCAGGCCAGCAGCCAATCGACGCCGGGCTACATCGAGCTCGCGCCGAA